ATTGATGCAAGCAACTGAGACGGTGTAAACTCACCAGCATCAGAAAGAGCTTTATTTGTTGCCTTTTTAATTGGTTGCATTTGCCTAAAAGCGGCGTGAGCATCAAGAAGTTTTTTATTCCTAGGGTTTTGTCTAACCATTTCCTTTCTAAATGCGCTCTGCGCCTCAGAAATAGCTCTACCTATATTTTTCTCTGCAACAGTTCCTGTGGGCTTAAGATACTGGTAGGATGTTTGACCAAGCAAGCTATCAAGTTCCTTTATCTCAGAGCCGCTCAGTTTCTTTTTACCAACATACCTCCCAATAATGCTATCTACTATTTCAGAAGCATCATTGATTGTTTGTTTTGTTACGCCTGAAAGTTTGCTAGGCGCATTTTTCATAGCTTGTATAACAGGTTTTGTATAGCTTAACGAAGCGTCTCTGGTTGCAACAGTATAAGCCTCATCAAGAGCCTCATCTGCCGCCCTAATTGCTTCTGTCCCAGTTAGACCCTTTTTTATTTTTGCGCCTATAGGCTTTAAGGCAGAATTTACCACAACCTCATTAACCTTTGCACTTGCGCGTTGAGTTGCTTTCTCAATTGCTCTGCCCATAAATGGAGCGGCGGCTAACCCAGACTCAATAACCCTTGGGATTCCACCCATTGCCTGACCAGGTGTTAATGGGACACCCTTTTCAATAAGTTCTTTAGCGGCTCTTCCAACAGCAGGAAGCGCAACACCAGCCGCACCACTTATTCCACCACCTAAAGCCGCACCAGTCAAAGAACCAGAAACTCTTTCACCTTCTTCTGCCGTGCCAGCGCCATAAGCAGCACCACCAGTTGCGCCACCCAAAACAGTTCTAGCGAGAGATGGAAGTTTTCCTAAAGCCTGAACACCTTTAACAGCCGCACCACCAAGAAGCATAGATGGTATATTACCACCTATTTCTGCGGCATAAGCAGAAACTGGGTCTCTTTCCCTAAACTCGTCAAGTTTTTTACGAGCTTCCTCTACGTTTTCTTGATACGAACCTTCTCCAGTTAGAGATTTGTAAATACCTTCAATCTCATCACCAAAACCAAAAGTCACTCCTTGAGCTGTTGCTCGTGCAACATCAGAAAAAGACGTTTCCTGCTTTTCAACTTCTTTTCTCAGGTATGATTTTATCTCATCTTGCGTTATATCATCCGCAAAATTATAATCCTTACCTTCGAACTCCACAGTTTGAACCATTACAACTTATCCCCTGGGCAACATATCTCTAGTGATAACTGGTTTACTAACCTGATTAAATACTTCTGGATATGCAACTTCATATTCACTAGAGAACAACTTATCAACATCTTCAGTTGTTTTAATTCTCCGTAAATTTCCATCTTTATCCTTTACCCCATAGGCAACAGCACCATAATGACGTTTTACTTTTTCAAGATTTTCATTAAGCACATCAGCACCCAAGCCAACTTGCAATGAAGCAACAGTAGCCTGAAGCAATCTGTTTTCAGTGTCAGAAACCTGACCCAAAGCACCCCCAGTTGGGCTTTCAAATCTCATTTTTTTAAGCGCATCAAAGCCAAGGTTAGCTTTAATTGTGTCAAGGTATGTGTCCAAACTCATCGCTTCAGTGCCACCAACCGCACTCAAAACTTGACCACCAATACCTGTTGAAAGCATAGGTGATTCAGCAATAATTGACTGTGCATCTTGTATAGCTGTTAATACATTGCCTGTTGCAACCTGACCAGATACAAGACCAGCTTGCTCTTTTTCAGATAAGATTTTTTCTTCTTTGATTTGTTTTAACTGTTCAGCCTCAAACTTAGCTTGCTCTCTAGCTTCTTTTGCTTGCTTTACATCAAGCTCTGCTAGTTTTATAGCGTCAGGGGCTTTAGGGGTAGAAAGTTCTTGAATCTCAGCCTCAAGTTTTCTTGCTTCTAAATCACTAATTGCACCAAGACGTTTGCGCTCTTCAGCTTCCCTTGCAAGCTGTTGACCAGCAAGCAGTCCAGTTGATAGTGACTGACCAAAACTAATAGGTGTTGCAGATGGACCAGTAAGAAGGCTTGCACCAAGAGCTTGTAGACGCTCTGATGCACCAGGACCAGTCAACAGGTTTGAACCCATTGCACCAGCAGTACTGCCTATGCGACCTAAAAATGACTGTGGTTGACGCTGACGTTGCGCCTGCGCTGTTGCAAGTGCATTTAAAGCAGATACGCCAGGAACTTGCGGAGTTCCAAGCAATCCTGATGCGCGATTAAACTGACCGCCACCAATCAAATCCATAAGACCATTAGCCATCATTATCTCCTAGCCAAATGCAGTAGTTAAGCCACCGCCCAATAAACCAGCAAGCAAGCGTTCAGGTGTAGTAGCACTTTCGCCAAGAAGTGAAGCACCAAGAGCCGCACCACCAAGGAATTGCTGACCAGTGCTAGGCTCAAAGTATGGCTGTTGTGCAGTGGTTGTGCCGCCAAGACCTATAGCACCAATGTTACGCAAATAGTCTTGTAAGGCTTGTTGTTGTGCTTGTTGCTCAAACTGGAAGCGTTGAACATCTGCGCCAAGCTCACGTTGTGCCTGTTCTTCACGCAATCCACCAACCTGCGCCAAACGACCAATATCAGTGTAATCCATCTGTGCCATCTGTGGGGCAAGACCAAGAGCTTGTTGTTGATAACCACGCTCTGTAGCATAGTCACGATAAGCAATGTCACCAGCAATATCACCCAGTGTTTGGGACATAACATCAGCCGCCGCACCAGAGCCAAGACGACCACGCTGTGCAAGACCGCTCATTACACGAGACTGTGCAGGGGCTAAAGCGCGTTCAATAGCACCACTAAGCTGTGGAGAACCACCAAGGAATCCACCACCAAGAGTCTGTGCTGTTAGGTCTTGTGCTTGTTGTGTGATAGGGCTACCACCCAATGCACGTTGCTCTTGCATACGTAGTGCTTGCTCAGTTTGCGGTGCAAAGCCCACAACAGTAGAGCCAGGGAAGAACTCCTGTGGTCCTTGCTGATAGCCTCTAAGAGCTTCCTGCATACCATATTCGAGAAACGGCTCTGCGAATGGTGCTGGAGCTTGTCTGGTAATTGTTTCTGTAATTCCTGCGATGTCAGCCATTATACTGTCCTCATTTTTCTAAATCATACACAATCTCTGTGTATAAATAAAGGGGCTACCCTAAGATTACATAGTCGTAGGTTTTATCGGTTATTGAGTTTGGTAAGTGGGACAGTATTGCCTGTCCTTTTGTTCTGCTACTTACATATAGTTCAAACGCACTGCCAGCAGTTTGAGATGGCTCTATCATCTGAACATTAGCAACAATAGATGGAATTGATGGCATATTAAAAGGAGTGGTTATAGCCCCATAAGCCTCTAAATAAACATCAGTATGTTCAACAGCACCAACAACCTCAATATAATCACCAGCTTCAAGCTCTAATGGATGGTTTATTGATATTGGCATATAGCCATCAATACTGCCGTGATGCTCAACAACAGCAAACTTAGTGGCTGTGTGAGGAGAATCTGTGCCATTTACCCTAAGCCACAAATAACCATTTCTTATTTGAGAGTCTTGATTAACAAACAAAGATGAAATATCAACATCATAAACACCAGCATAATCTACTGTGATTTGATTTGATGCCAATGATACGCCGTAAGCGTAATCTGTGTCAGTTATAGTTAAAACCTGTGGTGTATTTGCTGTTGCAAAAGTAATGTCAGCATCATTTTCAAATGTTCCATAAGGGTATTGATTTGTTGCCGCCGCACTAAGGCTTGTAGCCATAAACAAGATAATACTCTCAGGACCGATACGCCTGTCTGTAAGCGTGGTAGTCGTAGCACCACCACTTGCAAGCGTAACTGTTCCAGTAGAGTTTACCTTACCTTCAACAAGGTTATTTACCACCTCAGATATCTCACGAGGCGTAGCACCTATTAGCGGAAGTCTGCGGTATTGGTTAGGCATTATCTACGACCTTGAACTGTTCCATCAACATCAATACCCTGCGCTTTATCCCATCCACCAGATAGGTTGAGACGCACTCTGTGGTAGCGACCATTAGAGCGTACTGGGCATATATTGTCTGTGTTTAATTCTGATGCAGTGCTAAATGTAAAAGTGTCAATCTGCCTACTTCTTGATGCTACTTGCGAGGTAACGGAGCTTGAACCCCCTTCTCGCGTTGTAACATACGGCACAATAGAGCGAAGCAACGAGTGACGACCTGACTGCAATTCAAACTCAGTTGTTTCAATCGTTGCCGCCAAAGTGCTTCCAGTGAAGGTTTGTATTTTATTATCTTTACTTGCGGCGAACACAAACTCACCACCACGATAAATAGCCCCATCAAGTGAAGCAGGTAGAAGGTCCAAACTACCAAAAATAGCATCAAGTTCCTCAAGAGTATAACCAGCCGTATAAATAGCCGCAACGTGGTCAACGGCAACAGTCGCAGTTGACCATTTATCCATTGCATAATTGTAGATAATAAGTTTGTCAGGCGAGCCATCGGTGGCTTCTGTGCTTGCGTAAGACCAAACAATAACTTGGCGCAATGGGTCAGCACTTGCCGACATATTCTTTGCATAAGCTCCATCCCAATCCTCCAAGAAAAACTTGTTTATTTTCTCCGCACCAATAGGAACTGACTTCTGACCATCAAACATATAGAAACCATCATCAGCCAAGTAGAACACATTGTGACCTACGTTGCAGACAGAGCCTGGCACTTTACAACCACGCACAGTTTCAACTTTGTCGAACTGAAAGATAAGCGGAGAGCCAATATATGTAGCTCGAACAATACCTTTTTCAAGCAGAATGGTTGCATACTCACCACCGACCAAACCAGTGATATCACCCATATCAGCAATATCTTGGAAGTCAGCCTGTGTGTCTGGGTCAACCGCCCAGTCAGTATGGTCTCCCAGAGCAGACCAACGAGCGCGATATGGCTTATTACCATCGGTTGCGTCATTGGTAAATCCAGTCATAACAAAGTCTCGCACAACCGCAATATACTTTGCCTTTGGAGCATCTGCGCTTAAGTCAGCAAACTGAGTGCCACTATAAGCTGTAATGCTTTGTATCGGGTCTGAGAAGTTTGTGGCAATTACAGTTTCCCCATACTGCACAAAACGCACCTTGTCATTAACGCTGGTCGAATAATTACCAGTCTTGCTAATATTATCAAGCGCACCAGTTCCTGTGTTAAATTCATAAATCTTAGTTCTGTCAGCCGCATATAAAGCTGTGTTGCCATCATCATCTGCGGCGGCAAAAAGACCAACAAGCACACCATCTGCCGCAGAACTAATAGCAGATATATCCTGCATACTCTTATAACCAATAGCCGCAGGGATTACGTTATTTGCAACGGTCACACCTGGGTTTTGATAATCTGACTGGTCAGGTAAAAATTCGCCAAACTTTATCATTGTGTATACCAAACCTCACTACCTTCGGATACTGTTGTCCAGCTCTCAGAGCCTTCAGAAACAACACTCCACGTTTCAGAACCTTCAGACTGCACCGTCCAAGTTTCTACACCCTCTGATACATCTGACCAAGTTTCACCCTCCTCAAGCTCAACAGACCAAAGCTCACCCAATATCTCTCCTGTTATAATGGATGTTATAACACAAGACACACTTGCCGCGCCAGAAGCAGTAATTAGATACGAACCATCCGAATCCATACTTACAGAGGCGTCACCAACAATACTAAGAATTGTGTTTACATCTGATGTAGATGTGAAGCTAACATCAACAGAACCAGACATACCCCTAACGAGCGTAGCGTCTGTGCTTTGAGTAATGGCAACATTAACACTTGAATCCATAGCCACAATAAACTGAGCTACAGCAGTGGCAGATGCCGCACCAGTCACAGAGGCACTAACATCCTTTACAATAAACCCAGAGACATCAGCCGTAAATGCGGTAGCTACAGAGCTATCAACCCCTCTAATAGCAATACCATTTGCAGACTCAGTTATAGATAGGTCAACAGATGACGCAACATCCTTTACAATCTCAGCATCGCCTAGAACTGCCATAGATGCGTTTACAGAAGCATCTACCTGTCTTACAGGTATAGCCACCCCAGCAACCGTTATTGTTGCTGTAGACGCCCCCGAGAGGGCGAATGTAACGCTATTGTTTGATGATGCTGTTGCCTCTACGGATACAGAAGAACTGCCCTCAAACAGATTGAGGTTATCCATCTGCTCAAGCGAGCCGAAGGCATCTAGGTCGTCAATGCTTCCCCAGTTATCTAACTGTTCAAGAGTTGGACCTAGTATCTCAGCCATTAGACTAAGCCGCAGTTACGTCTAAGTCTCCAGCCGCAATACGCAGGATGTCGCCAGTATCAATCGTTTTTGATGTTGTGAAAGCACCGTGGATAAGCAAGTTGCCACCAGACACAGCATCAAAGATACCAAAGTGGCTAACAGTTCCCCAGCTACCAGTGGCGGCAGGAAACTCAATAGCGGCAGAGTTATCAGTTGTTCCGCTTGCGGCGGCATCAAAGGCGGCGGACTGACGAGCGTAACCAGAACCGCTAAGTTCTGTGCCACTATTGTCATCAGCAAAAGAGCCTGTGGAAAGACCAATATAGACAGTACCAGGTGCTGTGTATGCACCAGTGCCAAGAACGTGGTCTAGGATTTCGTTCTCAAGATAATCAGACATTGCAGACATAATTATTCTCCGTAATCAGATTTCATAAATAGACCAGAGCCAGCGTGTTTGCCCTCGTCCTCTTCGCGTTTAATTTCCCTAACAGCACGGTCAAACAATCCATCGTACAACTGTGTGTTTTGGGTATCCATCAAATATACACTAGCCGCAGACAAAGAGCCATAGAGATAGGCGTCAGGATGACGAGTTAGAATTGTATTTGTGGTATTGCTATCTGAAAGGTCAGGTACACCCTCCATATAAACAATCTCTGCGGTGTAAGATGAGTCAGGCACAGGCGCAAACTTAATCTCACCACCAATAACAGTATAAGCACGAGGCTTACCAGATATGCCATCCGAATATAATTCGTTTAGTTTAACTGGTGTATAATACTCAAGAACCTCTGTAGGGCTTGTATTCATCTTAACCAAGCGCACAGAGCGCAAGTCTGTTGGTAAAGATACATAAGCGTCAGATGCAGTCAGTGTAGCTGTAGCACGTTTNTCTTGTGAACGCGCTTTTAACTCACGACTCATACGAGCCTCTGCCAAGCTAATAAACTCAGGTATCCTTGACGTTAAATCATCACGACCAAGGAAATTAGCAATAGCGGTTTGCAATTCACTGTAGGTTGTAATAGCCATTATACATTTCCGCCGTTTGTTCTAAATACACGATTATCATAATCGTTAAGCCATTTTTGCCAAGCCTTTGGGTTTTGTTTAGGCTCACCAAACTTTTCAATTAACTCATAATATAGTGAGGTTGGTATCTCTGCAACCTTCTGGTGGTGTTTTTGCGTATTGCCAATTAATGAGTTAGCGCGATATTCATTAGCTTCTTTTTTATTCTTCTTAATTAAGCCATCAATNTTTTGCTTAGATTCAAAAATAAATCCATCATTGCTCTGATGAACCCAAGTCTCCTTACCTGTAACAGGGTCAATCTTTACAAGTCTTTTAGACATCATATCTCCTTATAGGTATAGGAGGGCGGTTTTACACCGCCCCCCAAACAACCTATGACAAGTTGTACACAGCACCGTGCGCTTTAGGCGCAGAGACTTTAAGAGTCCACTCAGTGATGATTTCAAACTTCTCAGCGTCACCAGTTTTGGCAAGGTCATTAACTTGGAAGTTACGACCAGGCAGTGTGCAGACAGAAGCGTAATCGCTATCCAACAGATACACACGGTCACTTGGTGCAAAGCGGTCAATCACAACGTCAAGCTGACCAAAGTCAGACAAGTACAAAGAAACTGAACCAACGATAGCGGCTTCACGTGGAGCTGTATAGTTGATTTGGTTTGTTGCAACTGAACCAGAGTTCAAGTCACTGAAGGCAGTTTTCTTAGAAGGTGAAACGACCAGCATATTAGGCTGACCACCATCTTCGTAAGCGGCTTGCATTGCAGTGTCAATCATATCGAGGGTCATTGTACGGTCAGTACCATCGTCTGATGGAATGTGTGTACCAAGACCAACACCAGCGTCAAAGGCAGTCTCATCGCCAGCAACAGATACGTTAGTAATCCAGCTTGACAATGTACCAGCTTTACGAGGGTCAGAACCGTCACGAGCCTGTGGTGTGGCGATTGATTTCTCAATGTCACGGCGAAGCTCAAGACCTTTCAGGACTTTCTGGTATGCTGTTTCACGGTCACGACCAGCTTTATCAACGGCATCAAGTGTACCAGATACGGCGGCGTCTTTTTGTGAGATTTGCATATAGTTACCAAGACGAGTAGTAGCAGTCGGCGTATCATAAGTAGCGTCAGCACCTTCGTTCTGGTAGTTGGTTGCACTTGCGGCGGCTAGTTCTTGAACTTGCCATTCAACAAATACACCATTTCCTGTCTCTTTTTTAAGAGCAGAAAAGATTGGGGTTTCATCGGGGTCAATCCGAGTGATTACGTCAGCAAGGTCTTCGCGCTCACCAACGGCAGTAGTAGTAGTATGTGTAGCCATTTAAGGTTTACCTCATTCTTTCCAAAAGATAGTTTACGGCATCGTCTTTCGAGCCAGTTTTCTTCAGGCGATTAAGAGCCTGTGATTTGCGATTTGCTGTAATCTCTTTCTTTGAAGATGGCTTACCTGATTTAGTAACCTTTGGTGCTTTGGATACTTTCTTCTTAGCCACTGGCTTTTTAGCCATAAGCTCGTCATAAAGATATGCCTTGCGAAGTGCCTCAATAGCACGACTATCTGATGCAGACTGAAGCTCTTGTTCTGTAAAACCAATGCGCTGTGCATATTGGATTACAGCTTGCTTCTCTTGTGCCGCAATAGATTCATCACGCCATTCTGGAATACGCTCAAGTAAACGCTGTTGTTGTTCGGCAAGGTAGTGCTGATGTGCTTTAGTAGCCTCAGTCTGTTTTTCTTGCTGAACTCGTAACTGCTCTTGTTGAACTTTCGCCAACTGTTCTTTGCGGTCACGAATGGTATCGCGTTGTTTTACATATTCCAACGGGTCTTCTTTATAGAGCTGTTCCCAGTATTCCTGAGTAGGCTCTTGCACCGTGAGTTGCTGTGA